CTGGAACAGGTTGTGCTTGGATGTGTAATTATTGTGCAAATAGTCTTGGAACAAACAATTATTATTTCACAAATGGTGTATGTACTTATCAATCAGTTGGATGTGTAGGTAATCCTCAAGTTGGTGTTCAATATACATGCTGCACAATTTAATTAAAATTATAACACTATAGATAGATCAAAAAATAGATCAAAAAATTGATTTTTAGACATCTTTTGATATATATAATATACATTATATATAACAAAATGAAAGACATTTATAATATTGTCAAAGTCAGCGACATAGACGACATTGATCTTCCAAAGATTATAAAAAAATGTAACGAAACTCCAAATCTAATCAGTTATTATTATCCTCATATTTTTATGAATCGTGATAAGATAAACAAAGAAGAGTTGAAGGTTCTAATTGAAAACTTTACTATTAATATCAAAAGAGATAAGAATGTTGATCATACTTTAAAGAAGTATAATATAATTTCTAATATTATTGAAACATTATTTTTGTGTATTTTTGATTTGAATACAATCAAGAATTTTCAAAGATTTATTCAATTAAATATTTCCAAAAATGAAAATATTTTAACTGATATTTTAAATTCAATCATTCAAGATAAGCCATTACATAATTTTGAATCAGTTCTAAATAACAAAATTGATATCTCTAATTGTGTTTTTATTATTGAAAAGATTGTTGATCATATTAAAAAGGATTATACTGATCCTTGTCTTGAAAAACAACTTATAACTCAATTTCAACTCTTTTCTCATGTTCAAAAATATACTTCAAAATATAAATATAATCCATATCTATTAAAGATATTGAATATGAATAAGTTTGCGTTACTAAATGATTATATTAAAGATTGTGTAATTAATGAATCACATGATTCTTATCTTGGTAATATTTATGATATGTATGAAAATATAAATAAATCGGATGATGTTAAAGATCAACAATATGAGTGGACTACATATTTTAATAAGATTAATGAATCACTAAATATTGATGATCCAAAAGAAAAAATTATTAAGTCTATTCATCGTATTACTTTTCTTGATAAAATTGTTTCTCTGCATAGTAATCCAAATTACAAAGTTCCTCTTACAACGATGTTAACAAATCTTATTGAAAGTAATAAGATTGATAAAATCATGGTAAATACTTTTATTAATATGATTAAGACAAATACTCCAGTTTCTAAATTAGAAGTAATTGAAAATATCATTAAATATTTTAATAATTTTGGAAATCTATCAAAAGAGTTTATTAAGTTAACCTTCCCTAAATTCTTCGCCAAAGAAAATATTAAATATTATCTTGACATTATTTATCGTATTAATTCAACTTTGCCAAATGGTAAGAAATTACATATTATTGACACTATTATTGATCAGCAGAGAGAATATGAAAATAAGATGAAGAACGCAACTATTAAAAATAGTTCAAATGTTCCTTTTGAAATTTCTAAATTATCTACATTCTGTATTGATACTAGATTTTCTGAGGCAAATTGTGAGATTAAACAAACTGATTATGTCTACGAACTCATCGGATATACAAAGTTTACTAAAATCTTATTTGAAAAAGAAATCTTTGAAAATCTTAAAAATGTGACAGTTCATAATTATTTATCAAATGGTATTGTTGAGATTGGTAATACTAAAATTAATACTAATATGTTACTTCTTAATGTTCTATTCATGTTTAATAATTCATCCAAATCTGTTCCCATCCAAAATCTAAAAGCAGTTTATAAGGAAGATGGAATTGTAAATGATATTATCCACACACTTGAATATTATAATATCATTAAAAAGAATGTTGAAAAGAATGAACGTAGTTTCTTAGATATTCTAATGTTCAAACCAACTGAAGTTATTAATCTCAATACTTCATTCTTTGATACCAAACAAGAAATTAAAGTAGAATTAATTAAAAAGGTTGTTACACCTTATATTGAAACAAAAGAAGGTGATAAGAATGATGTTATTGAATCTGTGAAGATTACTGAATCTTCAAGATATGATGTAATTGAATGTTTTATTTTGAAAACTATTAAACCTTCAAAGGTTAATAAAAATGATCTACAAAAAATTGTTGAATCAAAATGTAAATTTTCAATTACTCCAGAAGGATTTAATAAATGTATGAAGAGATTATTTGATCTAGATTACTTTGAGTATCAAAACGATGAAGTCGTTTATGTCCCCTAAAATCTATATTTCCTAGGAGGAAATATAGATGATATTCTTCGAATATCGTTTTCTTCGAAAACCTCTCCGAGAGCTAACTATTTCGGCTAGCTCTCGGAGAGGTTTTTTCATTTATGAAAAAACGAAATGCAAAGCATTTCATCTATATGATAATAAAATGCAAACATTTTATTATCATATGGATAAAAATTGATTTTTTTATAATTTATTGGTATGTATAATATATTATATATAACAAAATGTCTAAAAAGGTATCTAATACACTTTATGGGAATAAACAGCTATTTGTAGATGGACAACTTAAAAATATTGACCAAATGTCAAGTGATGAATTATATCATCAATTTAAATCTCTATATGTTTTAGGATTTACTGATGAATTCTTCGATAATGAAAATTTTGATAATTTGAGTATCTTTGAACCAGTTCTTCAAGAAAAAAAGTTAGAGAATTATTATAAAAATGTATGTCTAATCAGATGTCCTTTTAAAGTTTTGACAAATGATATTATTAGACATTCTATTACTATCATTAATATTGATATCATTAAGGAATTAGATCACAAACCTGAAGGTGAATATAATGATTATACTTTAGTGGCTCCAATTTTTACAATTTCTAAGTCAGATATCAAATTATATCTGTCTCAATTTAAAAATTGTCTTCTAGAAGATTATTTCAAGATTAAATTTATGAATTATTATTTTGGAAATGTTAAGAAAATTAAAGATCTAAGTTATATGATTGAAAATTCGGATGAATCTACATATTGGTCTAATTATGCAAACTGTAAATTAAATATTGGTATTGCTTTCATGAATCGTAATTTTAATTTTATTGATCTTACAAAGATCGAAGATAAAAAATTAGAACAAGCTATTGAAACAATTCGTAATATGCCCGAAGATGGCGGTAATTATTTATCTCATATGTTTCGTAAGCAAAACTTTGTTGATGCTTCAAATGCTATCAAGAAGGATGGTTATCTGATTTATCACATGCATGCGAAAAAAGATTTACCAAATTTCAGTGATATTATTTCAAAGCTTCATCAAGAAATGTCTTATGATGAATTAATGATACTATTAGTGAATGTATTAATTTCAAAGGAATATTGTCACTTAATTTTGAATGATCATAAGATAATGGAAATTTTTATGAAATTAAATAAAAACTATTACAGTGAATCAAATCTTCGTAAGGTAATTGCTTATGGTTGGCTTTCCCTTTATTTAGAAGAAACTATTAGAAAAAGTTTTACTGATACAAATGATAGATTTGTTTTTACATCTGAAACCGCTTCTAAATTACCAACATTTAGTTTTAATTTACTTAGACTAAAAGATAGTCCATATTTTCCATTTTTAGTTAACCCTAAATTATATGAAGATATGAATGTATATGGTGTAGATAATTATTCATGGACTAATTATGATAATGTTCAAAATATTGATAAAGACCTTATTAAATCTAAATATGGTGTAGCTAATCTAGAAACATTTAGATTGCGTTTTAATGTCTTTATGAGTGGTTCTAAAAGTGTAAATCTGTTTAAGCATGTAAATTTTGACAATATTAGTATTTCTGGTAGTGTTATGTCTGCATGTATGGCAAACTTTAATCCTCTAATATTTAATGTTGATTGTGATTTTAATGCTTTTGTTGATGAATATTATAGTGGTGCTGATTTAGATGTAATGTGTAATATTCAAGATACATTCAAGTATATTGATAAAGCATATGAAATAAATGCTGCTTTTGATAAGATGACAAAAGAAATTAATCTAACTAACGTATCCGTAGTTGAACCAGTTAAGAATGCTGTAATATTTTTGAACTATAAGAAACTTGGTGATATTATTACTGAAATGAAAATGAATTGTACTGTTGAAAATTTTAAAGATCATCTTCTTGCTAATAAGGCAAAGTTCTACAAATTATATGTTAAGTATAAGATGGATGAACACACCAAGTATTTTGATGAAGATTCCGATAGGTTTTCTGATCCTAAATATAATGGTTTCTTTGAAGTATTACCTATTGATAATCTTGAAATTTATATTAAAAATTTCTATGATATTGATGAAGAAGAAAATACTTCTAAATATATTATTAATGAAGGGCTTAAGTTTAAAATTAAAATTTCTGGCATGAAGAGACACATCGAATTGTTCCAGATTAAATATCCAAACTTCTTCTCTACTGTTCATAAGTTTCACTTACCATGTGTAAGATCTTATTATGATGGTAATATGGTCTACATGTTACCAAGTGCTGTAACAGCTTATATGACTTTAACAAATATTGATTATAAATACTTTGCTGGTAAGAAAGATCCCATTGAAGTAATTAATAAATATAGACAAAGAGGTTATGGCACTATTCTAAATGATAGAGAAAGAATTAAGATGGTTAAATACTCTCATGATGTTGAAAAGTGGAAGAAGGCGTATGGTATTAAAGGGCTTGGTAAAAAGGAAACTGAAATGATGTTTAAACCAATTGATTTGAAACATTCATTCTTTAGACCAACTAAAATATATGATAAACAAGGAATCTTTTTTAATAAGTCAAATTATCATCACACGTTTGATCCAATTATTAATCATCATGGTTATGTTAACATGCTTGATAAGAAAACTATTGCTTTTAACTTAAAAGATAATGCCATTCCTCAAAATCAACTTTAATTGGTATTGTAAAATACCATAAATTAAAATATTCATTTATTATACTAAATATGATATTTATGTTTTTGATAAATGATAAAAATGGTATATAGCATACTTTATAAAAAATATTTTTTTTTTAGATTTTTTTTAAAAAAATGAAAATTGTTTTATTGGGAAAAAATTTTATGAAAAAAAAAAAATTTACACATTCTTTTCTGAGAATTATCAATTTGGTATACCTTATTTTCTAATATTATTTTATTTATTATTACTATTCATTTATTTTACATCTTAATATATATTTTTAATAAAAACTAAAAAAAGAAAAATCATATAAAATATTTAAAAAATTATAAAAATAGATATTATTATGGTTTATTTTAATTTTCGCAATTAAGTTATGCAAAAAGTTATTGTTTCTTTTTTGAGAAAAATATATAGTTTATTATATAATTAGAAATAATGAATAATTTTAATTGTCATTTATGTTCTGAAGTATTTAAATCTAAGTTTAATTTAGAAAGACATTTAAATAAAAAAAATAAATGCGATGTTGCTACACCATTTCAATGTAAATATTGTAATAAATATTTTAAATTAAAAAAAAATTTA